ATTTTCAAGTCTAACTACAGCCTCAATACCTGTCTTAGTCTGCTCAATCGCCTGAGAATAGCGGCGCGTTGCCCGGTCTATCTGGATTGTAGTCGCATTGACGTTGCTTGCCACGCGGTTATACTGCTCAAAAGCACGATTGACGCGGTTCATAGTATCCGCGCGCATACCTTCTGACAAAGCGTGTTTATTAACTAGACGGGTTATTTGTTCATATTTCTTAGCGCCATCTTCAAGGCGCTTTTCCATTTTTGCAAACGCGCTCTCGCTCTTTGAAGCCCACTTTTCAAGAGACTGCGAGGACTGAGACTGTTTTGCAGACGCCGCGCCAATATTGCTTACAGACTTCTCTACCTTAGCCGCAGTCGCAGCAAGCGCGTCAAGCGCCTTTACTGCGGCGCTGACCGACTTGGTATCAACTTTGACTGTAAGATTAGCAACTGAATCCGACAACCCTACCCCCGTCTAGTCGATCTCTTTGGCGCAGGCATCTGTTCAGATTTCTTTGACGCATCTTTAGCGGCCCTGGCGGCTTTGGCGAGGTCGGCTTGGGCTTCAAGAAATGCGGTGTCAATTACTTTTATAGCGCGTATCTCATGCGGAAGCAATACGCGGCCTGATAGGCGGATATAAGCCTCTATTTCTAAATAAGTGATCGGGTTTGACGAGAACCCATTTGACCCACGGGTTGATTGTAGGTCAACGAAACTCCCCCACGCAAAAGTAAATTCTTCTGGCATGGGTGGCAAGTCTAGCCGCGCCTCAATCTCAAGTTTCTGCTGCTTTGAGGCGCTATCCGTTCTGCGACTAACCGCAGATAGGGCGCGAGTGAGGCTATCCGCCTCACTCGACCCGTCTTCTTTCTTCAGGTTAAGCGCGAAATAACGTTCCGCACGCTCTTTGAGGAAAGCTAAGCTATCTTCAAAGAAACGTGGCGCGGTCGTCAAGCGCCTCGCTGACCTGCTCCTTGATCCACGAGAAGCGAAGGTCCGAGTAGATCGTGCGCGCAGTCGTATCGTTCAGCGGCGCGTCTAGTGGGCTGCCGTCAAGACCTACCAGATACCAGTCCTTCGTGGCAGCAACAAGGGCCTCAGCACGCTCGGCCTCAAGCTCGTCAGCGGTCATGGTGACGCGCCCACGCATCTTCAGACGCTTGTTGAGTGCTGCCTTCTGCACCTTTTGCACTTCGGGGCTGTCAAGGCTGACCACGGAAATGAAGGCTTCCTTACCCGCAGCGTCGCGCAAAGGCTGGCGCGTCTTTGGGTGTAGGATGGTGATAGGGACGGCGTTGGAAACATCGACGGCGAGGGCGTCTAGTGACATGAGAAGCGAGACCTCCTGGGTCTTTTCAAGGTGGGACCAAAAGTGTTTTGGCAAAGGAACAACGCCAAGTCAAGCGCAAACGTATTTTAAGTCGTAAGAGCGCGTAATTCACTGTCAGAGTAAAAGTAGTTTGAGAGCGTAGCTGAGCGCGCCCAGCCTATGGTGTGGTTGAAGTTGCCCCAAGGAGCGCTTAACACGGCTACGTCTGTCATAGCCGCATAGCCTGCGCGTGCAAAGGTAGAGGCGGTAAGTGCAGCCCCGTTTATTGAATATCGGGCACCTGCATAATTGATCGAGGCGCCTATTTTATTGGCGGTGAAAGCCGTTCTAAACTGTGAAGATAGGTCAACCCCTGTAGTGCCCGTCCCGTTTACTATATATATAAGACTGGTAGTAAAATAAGATGTATTGCTAAAAGAACCCCCTGATGCCCCGGCATATACTACGCCACTACCTTGTGAATTGCTTGCAGACAAAAATTCAACCGAATACGTATATCCGTTGGGTGATTGGAACCAAGGTGCATTTGCACTTAGACTATAAGTTAAGCGGTCAGCAGCGCGAGTGACTGTTGCTCCTGAAGTCTTGATCGGGCTGGTGATCGTGTTGCCTAGTTCTAGTTGTGGTAGGCCAAAGCGCAACGTAAAGTCCCACGCTGTTGCTGATGGGGTTATAAGGAACCGCATTTGCTCGAAGGTAGTGCCCGCGTTTATATTGGTCCTCGATACAGTAACCCGCTGCGTTCGGAGCGCGGCGCCAGTTACTGTGCTTCTTATATCGACCGTAGTTTGAGAAACACCGGGGAACTCATAAACTCTCGGACCTGTTCCCCCTAAACCTGTAAAAGAACCCGCGACTAATTTTAGAAAAACGGAGCCCACCCACACCTGTCCGTTTGCCGCAGAGGCATGAGTCCCTGAATCAAAGACTAATTCAAACGGAGATTCTCCGCCATTTCCCGCGTATCGTATATCAATATATTCGATACCGTCTTCTGTTCCGGTTCCCACAATCTGTCGAGTTACACTTGACGGCACTAACGCCTGCCATGTGGTTGGTGGTGTTCCAGGCGTCCCAGACACTGCGGCACTAGCGATACTGTTGCGAACCCAATTTGTGCGGGAGGGTTCTAGCGCTAGACCACGCAGGGACAGGCCACTTGGGTCGTAGTCAACCCGCGCAACATCCGCACTCGCAACAGTCAAAACGCCTGAACTATTGAAATATGTAGCGTTGCTGGCGCGGCTGTAGGTCCATCCTGAAGGCACGCCAGTTAGAAAACTAAAAGTCTGCGTCCTAGGGACTAAGTTGCTTGCTTGGATATAAATAGGCGCTGTGCCCTGTTGCGGATTTGCCGCAAGTGGTGTCAACGCCACAAATGGAAGTGAGACAGTAATCCCGCTATCCGAAGAAGTATCTACTTCCCCACCAGAATATTTTAGACGTGGAATGACGATGCTTATGAATTTTGTATCCGCGTCTAGGGCCTGTGTATTCTGCAATTGCAGTATAAGTTTGGATTCTGTCTCTTGAATAAACTTATCGAAAGCGGATGAACTTGAAAAAAGAACGCTAATCTGCCCCGTTACTTCTACAAATCGTCCGAAGAAGATATTAGATACAGTTTCGGAACCTACCGTCTGCGGCGCCACCAAACTATTATTGATCGAGATTTCAGCGGCAGTAACCACGCCAAGGACGCTGTTGCCTTCAAAGAGCGTGCCATTTACAGCGGTGTAGGGGGTCGTTTGTGCCGCTTCGGTGTAGGTAGAGGCGACGCTTGTAGAAGAAAAAGAGGAAGCGTCTCGGCCTATGAGATTAAAAGAAAGAGTAGCAAGGCCAGAAGCGGGCACAGAGAACGTGACTTGATTGACTCGGACGCCTTTGAATTGTTGGTAGAGATTGCGGTCTGTCAACCAACGTTCGATAGTAAAGGAGCGGTATGTTCCGTCCAGAGAGGCTTTGCGCCCTACTTCATATACGCGATTGACAGCCACACTTGAAGAAGTAGAGGTAAGGGTTCCTGGCTCCACTTCGATTGTCGAAGAAGAAACGCTGACTGCGGTAAGATAGACGCCTGTTATACCCGCCACTGGTCCGTTTGGGGAGGTAAGGTAGAAAATCTCGCCTTCCCTGAAACCATTAGATATCAGGTTATATCCCGCAGTGGCACAAGTGATGCGGCTGTTCGCTGCATCAACACTCGCCGTAAACGCACTCGCAATAGGAGCAGCGGTCGCCCACGTCCCCCCAATAGCTGCCTCAAGCAGATCGTCCCAAGGCTGTTCTGAAATTTCGCCTAAAATGTCACCAGATACACTTTTATATCCGTGAAATAAATTTTGCCGCACGCGAGATGAGAGCCGTGCGTCTGGTTGCCTGATTTCTTTTTGTAGGTTGACGTTAAGATTTACATCGCGGATACGCTTAAACGGTTGGCCTACCGGCGTAGAGCCAAAGACGCTTTCCGCGACATAACTGTATTCGGCAAGCGAGCCTGTTGCGATACTACCGCTCATCGCCTCGCTTTTTCACCCCATCACTATATAAGTTAAAACCAAAGCCTGCGTGGGTTTTGCGGGGAGACTTCCGAAGCCGCAAATACAGGGTTCATCTCGTTCTTCCAAGCCATGTTAACATGATATCCTGGCAGAACAATAGGGGTGCCCTCTTCGCTCTCTTGGTCAACCAGAGTGCCGATGTCGTCAATAGCGTCGCCTTCATTCGGGCAAGGGACGCCTTCATAGAATTGAAAACCTGCGTCGAGGCATGTTTGAAGAAAAGCATCTCTATCGTCAAAGCGGTGGAAAGAGTAGATATATTTACTCATGTGACTAGCGCTTTCAACTCGGCTTCTGAATAATAGTAGTTGCTAAGGGCGGCGCTGCGCGCCCATCCTGCTGCGAAATTCCCGACACCCCATGGCGCACTCAACACAGCGAAAGTCGTCATCAAAGGATATCCCTGGTTGGATACGAGGCGAGTATCATTGTTAAAGCCGAATCTAGCACCGCTGTAATTTATAGAAACAGCCACTTTATTTGCTTGAAGCGCGGTATTAAAAGGGAGAGAACCGCTTTGTCCACTGGTGTTTACGATATAATTAAAACCTGTAGAGAGATAACTGGTGTTGCTGAATGAGCCAGCGGCGGCGCCAAGGTAAACCGCGCCCCCTTGTGAATTGCTAGGCGATATAAAATCAAGAGAGTATGTATATCCGCTTGACGATTGAAACCAAGGCGCGTTGGCAGCGAGGTCGTATGTCAAACGATCAGCGGCGCGGGTTACAGTGGCGCCTGAAGTTCTAATAGGGCTTGTAGCGAACGAGCCCAATTCGAGTTGTGGAAGGCCAAAGCGCAACGTAAAGTCCCACGCTGTTGCCGATGGTGTTATGAGAAAACGCATCCCCATATGGGTGGTGCCCGCGTTTATATTGGTCCTCGATACAGTAACCCGCTGCGTTCTAAGTGCAGCGCCGGTCACGACGCTTCTTATGTCCGTTCTGGTTTGGTCTACGCCAGGAAATTCATAAACTCGTGGACCAGTTCCCCCCAAACCCGTAAAAGAACCAGCGACCAATTTTAGAAAAACACTTCCTGTCCACACTTCGGTTTGTGCAGCGGACGCGTGTGTGCCTGTATCAAAAGCTAATTCAAACGCGGCCTCCCCACCATTTCCTGCCCACCTTAGATCAATATACTCAATACCATCTTCTGTTCCTGTCCCCACGATCTGCCGAGTTACACTTGAAGCGGTGCCTCCGCTCCAAGTCGTAGGTAGTGTTCCCGGCGTTCCGGCTACCGTAGCACTAGCGATGCTGTTGCGAACCCAATTTGTGCGGCTTGGTTCACAGAGCAGACCTTGCACCGCTAACCCACTTGGGTCGTAATCAACTCGCGCCACATCGGCACTCGCAACAGTCAGAACACCTGTGCTGCTGAAATACGTGGCATTGCTCGCACGACTGTAGGTCCAGCCAGAAGGCACACCAGACAAAAAGTCGAACAACTCAGTCCGAGGGACAACGTTGCTTGCTTGAATGAAAAGGGAAGTAGAACCCTGCGCTGGATTAATTGATAGAGGGGCCAAGGCAATAAACGGCAAAGTCAGTGTCACACCGCCTTCTACACCGTCGTCAATATCGCCCCCGGAGTATTTGATACGCGGCAGAACGAGGTTGATGAATTGCGTGTCTTGGTCAAGCACGTCTTTATTTTGTAGGCGGATAACCAAATTAGATTCAACTTGGTCTACGAACTTATTAAGTGCGCTTGCGTCAGAGAAAAGAACCGTGATGGTCCCTGTCACGTCCGCGTATCTGCCAAACAAGATATCAGGGACGATGTTGGAGCCGACAACTTGAGAAGAAGCCCTGTTGTTGTTGAGGGTGATTTCCGCAGCCGTCACTAGGCCTAGAACCTGTCCTCCTTCAAACAACGCGCCATTTACCGCAGCGAAAGGCGTTGTCTGCGGCGCTTCTGAGTAAACTGAGGCGACCGTAGTAGAAGAAAATATAGTTGCGTCTTGCCCTAAAACACCAAAGGTCAAGGAAGCAAGGCCAGAGGCGGGGATAGAAAAAGTGACTTGGTTTATACGGACGCCGCGAAACTGCTGATATAGGTTCCTGTCAGTCAACCAACGCTCGAAGGTGAAAGAGCGGTATGTGTTGCCGATAGAAACTTTGCGGCCTACTTCATAAATCCGAGCAACCGAGACAGATGCCGCCGTTGTCGTAATCGTATTTGGCTCAACTTCAATCGTAGAAGCAGTGGCACTCAATACTGTGAGGTATTCACCGCTAAAGCCAGAGACGGGACCGGGGTTTGTTACGACAAAAAATACGTCGCCAACCGTAATTCCGCTAGTAAGAAAATCAAAAGAAGAAGTTAGCGAAGTGATCTTATTGGCAGTAGAGTCGATGCTGATATCGAGGGTAGTAGACACAGGGGTAATATTAGCCCAAGTGCCCCCTATAACTGCCTCTAGGAAATCATCCCATGACTGCTCAGATATATCACCGTTCACTTCGCCAGCTACGGAGCGATACCCGTGCCTCGCGTCTTGGCGCATACGGTCTGTTTTACGTTCTTCGGATTGGTAAATTTCTTTTTGTAGGTTTAGTGAAAAGCCAACGTCGCGAACTTTTTTGAAAGCGCGGCCAGTTGGGGTCGAGCCAAAAACGACTTCAGACGTGTATCCGTATTCTACAAGTGATCCAGCCGCAATACTGCCACTCATTTCCTACTCCCCGCATCCCGCCACTAAGCCCTGTCGATGGCAAAGAGTTGCCCCTTTGCCATCGACAAGAACCCCATTAGGCATTACCGCGTTGAATAGAAATAGACGAAGTGCCCTGCGTGACGTTGGCAGCGATAGGCTTCAGCGCCACGAAAGGCATGGTCACTGTGATGCCAGTATCAGGGCTGTCATCAACGTCACCGCCGCTATACTTGATACGGGGCAACACGATGCTGACAAACTCCGTAGTGCTGTCAAGCGCATCCTTGTTCTGTAGACGGATAATCAACGTAGTTTCCGTCTCGGTCACAAACTTGCTGTGCATGTCCGGGCTGGTGAACAGCACCGTAATCGTGCCGCTTACGTCAGCGAAACGACCGAAAAGAATATCAGGGGTCAGGTCGGTGCCGATGACCTGCGGCCCCGCCAAAGTGTTGTTGATAGAAATTTCGGCGGCGGTCACGAGGCCAAGAACAACGCCACCTTCATAAATTTCGCCGTTTACTGCGGCGAACGGGGTGGTCTGCGGGGTCGCGGTGTAGCCAGAAGCGACAGTGGTGGAGGAGAACGAGGTGCCGTCGCGGCCAACGACACTGAAGGTCGCCGTGACCATGCCAGAAGCCGGGATGGAAATAGTCATCTGGCTCATACGGACGCCACGGAACTGCTGGTATAGGTTGCGGCCTGACAACCAACGCTCAATGGTGAAAGAGCGATAGGTGTTGCCGATGGCAACCTTGCGGCCTGCAACCGAGATAGTAGCAGAAGCGGTAGCCGTGGTCCCGATAGTGCCGGGCTCAACCTCGATGGTGGACACGCCGACGCTCAGTGCGGTGAAGAAGCGATCAGTCAGACCCGCCACTGCGGGGGTTGCGGTGATTGCGAAAACGTCGCCAACGCGAACTCCAAGCGTCGGGAAGTTGGCAGAGCCCACCGTGATGCGGTTGGTGGCAGAGTTGGAAGCAACGCTAGTGAAGGGGGCTGATGCGCCGGTTGCCCAAGTGCCGCCCATGATGGCCTGGATAAAGTCATCCCAAGACTGCTGAGAAAGCTCGCCAACAATGTCGCCGGTGACGGAGCGATAGCCGTGGCGCACATCTTGGCGCATACGGTCAGAGCGACGCTCCTCCGACTGATATGCTTCCTTCTGAAGGTTGACAGAAAAAGACACATCGCGGATTCGCTGAAAAGCAGAACTGACAGGGGTAGAGCCGAAACTCACTTCCGCAATATACCCTAGTTCAGTAAGCGAACCCGCTGCAATTGAACCGCTCATGTTGTTCTCCTAAGAACTTAGGGCGGCAAAAATGCGTTGCCGCTAAAAAATATATACCTTTCCACGTATAATTGAATGGTTCCTAGCAAGTCAATGCGTGCTTAAGTGGGGACGTAGGAGAACCAAGGAACAGTCAGTCGGATACGCCAGAACGGGCCTTCTCGGTCATTCGACGCCATGCTCGGCGTGGCTTCGATGTTGACTGAAATTGAGTCGCTTGTCAGGACAAGGCCGCGATAGAAATGCGCCCTAATCCTCTCCGCCAAGTCAGAAGCCGGATTGGGGCCTTGGTCTTGGGGCGCATAAACATCAACCTGATAGACGCCGCTCTCGAAATCCATGGCGCTCCTGTGGTTGGCGGCGGGGCGCGTCGGTGCTGGTAAGAAGTTCACCCGCAAATGGATTTCCGTAGTCTTGGGCGTAAAAGATACGTTCTCCCACGCCACACTAGGAAGCGAAGAAAGGCTGTTGAGACGCGCGTTCAGGGCGTTACGGATTGACTTCAAACTCATCGAACTGTCCTAGCCACGCGGGCCGCATTGGAGACGAGAGAAGGCCACGCCTTGGCATTAACGCGCATCATGCCGTAGGGGGCTTGGAAAGAGAATCCAGAGGGTAGCGTTTTGACTCGGCGTTCGTTGTCAAACTTATACCCGCCAAATTCCAATTTACCAATATATCCTACCGTATTAACAAGGTAGAGCGTGGTGTGGACACGGGGGGACTAGAGCGCGTAATTAGCAGCCGCGTCCCGAGAAGTCGCTTCGCCTGTTGGGTCTAAGCGGTAGGCATTAGAATTTAGATTGGTATCAAATCCAGCAACCCATCCGCCTCTTGCCCGACCTACACTGTTGGGGTCGTGCATACCAAAGGGAAGGTCAATCGGCGTGGCTTTGATGATGTTCGTGGCGAGTTTAGTCGCAGCGCCAGAAACCGTCTTAGCAAGTCGGCGTTCCGTCCTTTGGGCGAAATTAGCAACTTGCTGTGCGAACATTATTTTTGAGCCAAAAGTCGATACATGACGACTGTGCCGCTTTCTGGTATCGCCTGCACTCGTGTAATCTTATACGGCTCAGTAGTTGATACCGGGGAGCCGATTGTCATCCCTGGCTTTGGTGCGAACGCTGCGCCACTGGCAGTTAAATAAATTTCGACTTCAGAGGTTTCAGCAAACTCGGGATCATCAAAACGACTATCACGCGAAAAAGATTTTCCGCGTAAATCTTGTGTCGCCGTGCTTGCAGTGACCGACCCCGTTGAGGGGTTGAATACCTGATCGCCTTGTCTCGATACTCGGAAAACGTCGCCGTATTTCTGAAGTAGGCGAAGACCTGTTCCGTCGCGAAGCCGTTCAAAAATACTAGCGCTCATGTCCTGACGATCTGTGGGAAACCAAGGGGTTGGCAAATAGGCTTTAGGATGAACTCGATGTCTCGAAATAGGGGCAAAGACCTCGCCCTAGAATCATACTTCACACGAATTGGCCCGATCTGTTCTTCGAGAACGGAATCGCTGCGCGTCAAATCAGGGATAAGATTCTCCCCATTACGTGACCGAAGTGCTAAAGCGCACACCGCGTCTTTCAATTCTTTTGGAAGTTCGCTTTCATCAACTGTCCAGCCATCGCGGCGAACAGCGTATGCGCGGGGCCAAGAAAGGGCCTGATTTTCTGTCTTCTTGAGCCCGATCCAGCGTTCGTAATATGCGCCTTCGACGTAGCGCATAGCCTTCATAATATCCGCATCCGCTGATACCGGAGGAGCGAGGCCATAGAGACGTGCATACGCTGCAACGTCCGCGCCAAGAACGTATGTCTGAGAATTGGTTTTACCCGAACCATCTTCAAGAATAAGAGCCATAACTTCCACCCCATCCGAAGGTTCGGGTTATATCAATTTCCACCAGACTTTACAAAGGCATCTCGTTCGTCAAGCCAAACAGCATCCGCTTCAGGTGAAATGGTGTTGCCCATCCAAGGGCCACCTAGCGTATAGTGGGCAATCTTTGCCGTCTGGATATCATATCCCGGCTCACCGATAAGCGCGTTCCACTCTTGTGGTAGCGCGCCGATGTGCTTGTCTGGGTCTTTAATCCAGTCAAACCGATGTAAATCCCGCCCAGGCACCGAATTGATATGTGCAAGGTTCAAGCAATCATTTGCAAAATGATTGCAGTTGAATGCCATGACCGAGGACCAATTCTTGAAACTGTATCTAGTCTGGATTTGACCATCCATCTTTAGCAGAGTGGATGGATTATACTGGTGCTTGACGCACATCACTGCATACTTGCTTTCTAGCAAGTCAAACAGTTTTGCAACGTCATCTAAGAATAAGACATCGCAATCGACAAAGATGGCCCATCCTGCATAACCATATTTTGCTCTATGCAGGATTGGAGTCAAAAACCGGCTGATCGCGAACTCTGTTGCCTGCGGGGCTTCTGAAATCACGTCCCACAGTTTGCCTTCTCGCGTTTCAGTCTGACGCCAAATCATCCCTTGATCGCGTAAGTCGTTAATTTTGAGAGGGACAACGCTGACGGGCACAGAGGCCCGCCGCTTCAAACTGAACTCTGCTACTTTATACGCTTCGACTTCTCGGCTATCGAAGCCCATATAGATGGTCGGCACCATCAATCCCACCCAAGAATAAAATCGTCAACGACGCGCTGTTTAACCGTGGCGCCCCAAGACAAAAGCAATTCGAGTGCCGCATACTGCTTCCACTCAAAAATATCCCACGGCTTTTGCTCGATACAAATAATAGGTTTGCACCGCCGGATCGTGCCTTCAGCACCAAGAACGATGGGATACTCATATCCCTCTACGTCCATCTTGATCGCGCTTACAAAAGGATGGTTCTCTGCATCGAGCGTAGTTAAAGGCACGGTGTAGTTGATGGACGACGCCTCTCGCTTTGCGGTATCTTCCGAGGCGACATGAGTGCCCGATGTAACTTCGGGGCGATACTCCATGACCACTTCGCCAATTGCATTGCCGAGAGCCACACGCCGTAGTTCGACATTGGGCGTAGGCTTCTCTGGATGCTCAATGGTATTGAGCATAAAGCATCGCTGGTTAATCTCGATAGGCTCGTAGGCCACAACGCGGTCAAAAGCACGGGCGAAGTGCATAGACCACATACCGACATTGCCACCTACATCCAACACTAGGTTGCGCTGATTGGTGGGGGTGTGGTTGAGCATGGCGACTAAGGTATGAAGCTGGTAACTCCCTTCACCCTTGCTGTTCCGCTTAGCAGCACCTTCAAGGAAAGGAAGAAGGTGTTCCTCTGTGGCGGGAAGCCAAATTCCCGCCACCTTCTTGATATCTGTCATTAGGCTTGCACCACCACATCAGAACTATATGAAGCGCCCGCCTGCTTGCGTGCGCCCTTCAAATGATCCACATATCCCCGCCAATCAGAATTGACGATGGGATGGCTTGTGTTGAACGAGAGGTCATCCCCAAGATTGACAGCCCGCACCATGCCGTCCTTCACTCCGCCTGCCACGAGCGTATCGAACACATGGCAGTCTGTCCAAGCAGGCAAGCGGAAAACTTGGTCCTCGACGTAGACCTGCCAGAAGATGCGCAGCATCGCCACAACATTGGCGTTGTTGGCGCGGAACATAAGAATGCCCGCTTCTGTGTGGTTATTGTTGCGCGGGAAGTGCCCGATATGCGCCCAAGTCGGGAACTTATCAACCAAGAACGCGTCCGTAAGAGGCTTCTTGAATACCGTGTCGCCATCAAACCAAACCAGAACTTCTGGCTGATCCCCTAAATCTAGCGCGCTGAAGACGCGAAGGGCCGCAGCAATCGCAGCGGGCTTATGAGAGAACTTCACCGCGTCAAAACGGTAGTCGTATGTGCGTCCAAATCGTCCATGGACTACAGGAGAGTTGTGCCGCGCCTTGAACTCAGTGAGGCTGGCCGCTTCTTCGTCCAGAGCGAAGAACTTCACAAGCGGCGTATCAACCGTATCATGAAGCAGAGCGGTGTCACTGAACACCCAAAGCTCAGAATCGGTCAGTGGGTTGGCGAGGTATGACTCAATCATATTTCGCCCGTATGCCTCATAGCCTTCCTGGCTAAAAGACGTAATCGCTAGATACTTCATAGTGCGCCTCTGATTTTAGATCGGTTCGTCGGGTTGCGATGTGGGGATGGGGTCAATTTCAGGCTCTGGCTCAGGCTTGGGCTTCGCCTTTGACTTTGGCATTGCCTTGACGCTGGACCGCACACGCCCTACAAGATCGCGCAAAGCCACGTGCCGGAAGGCTTCTTCGCACAGCGTATTTAACGCTGTAGCATCAACAATTACTCGATTGCTCATAGGACCTCATCACTGATTGACTTCGGCTTTCGACCGGGCTTGCTTTTGACCTTTACCGTTTGGCTGCCGCCAATAACGGGCACTTCGCGCGTTTCAATTTCGGCTTCCTCCGATGCCTCTACGGGGTCAGAGATAGCGGTTGTGAACTCGCTCTCTTTGGGGTCGTAGGTCGTAACCGCAAAACCCGAACGTGCTTCGAAGGCTCGCTGCGGGTCTGCGTATGCCGGAGACGAAGGGTTGTGCTTACGAGCCTCTTCGATACGCTCTTGCTGCCGTTCGAGCGCCACCATAGCGTCTGGGGCTGAGCCTCCTCGCATGGAGACAAGTTGCCATCCTGACCAAGCACTGAGGTTATCAGCGTACTTGGTCTGATTGACAATCTTTGTTCGACCTGTCGCCTTATGGCGTAACTTCACTGTCGGCAGTTGCATATCACCCTCTATCCATAAATCTTCTTGTCGATAGGCTTGGGAATCCAAACCTGCATCACAACCCGATTGGGTTCGTGGCGGTGCATCATGTAGATGCGATTGGCTACAGCCATATCATATGCTTGTCCAACCGTCATAGGGGACATGGGGTATGTTTTCCAGAGAAGCGGACGCACTTCACGGCTTCGCTCACCGATGTCGATCCAAGTGTTTAAGGCTAGGGCCATGTTCCGTATTCTCCGATAACAGATGCGCTTGTAGACTGCTTGAGCCTGCACTTATCGCAGATTCGATTGTGCGCCCCATCACTATCAAAGACTTGAGAACACGACAAGCAGTTCTTTGGGGTTTTTGGTTTTATCTCCAAAGAAAAAGCGTCCATCTCCCATTTTATTTGGACGTGCGTCACGTCCCTGCCAAGCGCCTGAGCGATTTCAGGGATCGTGAAACCCGCACGTTTCCAGTCACGCGCTTGGCGTAAATCTCGCTCCGTCCAATATCCTATATCGGGAGGAGGTTTATTATGCCGCGCCATTACTCACTTGGCACAGCATACCGCTGTCAATCCGCGTCATAGGCACCATAAAAGGGTAAAGGTCGCACAAAAAGCATAGCGTCGCTTCTATGCTCGCTTTGCTTTTTCATGTCAATATCAAAATCACTTTCACTGTCAAATGCTTCCACCCATGCTTGGCACAGACGGCTACGAACAATGTCCTTGCTATTAAATCGGCAAACCTCCGCGCCAATCTGATGGCGCTTTGCCAAATCAACTACGTAGGTTAGGCCAGAGTCGCGGATATCGCTCTGCTGTGGGTCGCCCGAGACGATAACCTTACAATCGCCAAGGCGCGTGACAAAAAGACGCAACTGTTCCTTGGTGCAGTTCTGCGCTTCGTCAAGCAGAACGATAGCGCCGCCGTCGAAAGTGCGGCCCCGCATGAACTGGAAAGGGGCAAACTCAATGGTCCCCTTACGGAGCCATTCTTGTGCGCGCACTTTGCCGACTAGCTTTTCAATCACATCTATAATGGGGATTGCCCATGGCGTAAACTTCATATTGAGGTCGCCAGGGAGGAAGCCAATATTCTCGCTGCGGTCAGAAGAAATCATGGGTCGAGCGACGATAAACTTCCTGCATCGCTCTGCCAGTATCTCTTGCACGGCATAATGCGTAGCGAGGTATGTCTTGCCTGCGCCTGCGGGGCCTAGTGCAAATACTTGCTGGTATTTCTGAATTGCTGAAAGATACTTAGATTGTGCTGGGTTTTTTGGAGAAAGAGGAGCAAGACTAAACTCAGGCGTTTGGGCTTTTGGGGTTTTTGTGGCTTTGCGGGTCTGGCGCTTCTGAGATTTGGTCAGACGGATTGCGGCCACTGAAGTCTCCTATGCAAGTTTAGCCACTAAAAAGTAGAAAGGTTGGTGGCACTAAGCAATGCCTTGACTTATCTTTCTCGGTTAAACGAGTATCCTCGGCCTTAAAAAAAATGCCGCCACTTTTTTGTGGCGGCATATTTTTCAGTACATCCCGAGCGCCTTTAGATAGGCGTCCCGAATTGCCTCGCGCTCCTCTCGGTCATCCCTATCTTCCGCGCGCATCTTGATAACTTCACGGATAACCTTGGGGTCAAAACCCGCCCCCTTAGCCTCCGCCATGATATCCTTGATAGCGCTTTGGATATCCTTCTTTTCTTCATTAAGGCGTTCGACACGCTCAATGATGGAGAGAAGTCGGTCGGAGGCGATAGAGTTGTGGCCTGCTTCAGACATAGTTCTTAGTCCTCGTGGTTGATGGTTGTTGCGTTGTTCGCCAACATGGCGATACGATTCTCAATAAACGCAAAAATCTTTGGCGCTCGTGTCGGCAATTCAGCTAGTCCTGTGCCAAGACCGTCCGTAGGCACTACTACCGTCTTCCCTATCATCATAAACGAGTATGCGATAGTGAGTGGAAAACGGATGGCATCCTCGACAAACTCGAAATCTTCATCCTTAAAATAAGACGCTTTTTGCGTATCTGGTGCCCACTTAGTAGGCACTCCAAAACTATTCGGGTGGCCCCGCATGGTGCTTGCTTGCCCACCATAACCTTGGCGCCGCATATTATCGCCAAAAAGAAAAATTGTATTTGGAAATTTTTCAAGCACATCTTGCTTAGAGATGTGTTTCTTGTAGATAAGCGTTCCAGTCATTTTCTATACCTTTTACCAGACCAGCCTTCAGCTTTGACGGGCAGCCCTGCCGCCCAATCAGGCGTAGCAGCTACCAACGCTTCATACTCTGCCACGCTTCCGTATCCCTCGTCAACCTCAGAAACCACTTCGTCATGAACTGTCAACAATACGGGGTAGTTGTGTTCCTCAAGTCGGAACATTGACGATATCATGAGGTCGCGGGAGACAGCCTGCACCACGTTCTCGGTAAAGGTGCCAGGGCTTATAGTGGTGCGTTCCCATTTACGGGTAAGAGCGTTAACCGCGCTAATCTCTACGCCATTCTTCATCTCGCCCCAAGGTGTTTTTACCTTGCAGACGCGAGCCTCGGGATAGTTCAGCGCGCGGCCTGACGGTAGAAGCAGGCGCAGGTTGCCATCGCGCATCCTGAACTTCATGTTCCGTAGCGTGACCACGCTGTTTGGGTTGCTGATCGCACGCATCGCGGCGCGTTCCAAGGCGTGCCAAAGGCGTGGAATCTTAGAATAGGTTTCGCGATACAGAGTAACGACGCGCTTGTATTCTTCCTCTGGCAAAAAAATCTGGTCCTTGGCGCAAGTCAAAGCGAACTTAGGGGCACCCATGGCGTAGCCCAGACCCAATATACAATTATGAACAATTAAGGGTCCGCGATCCGTGTGTATCATGAACCTGTTGCGCGGCCCCGCATTTACAAGATCGTAGACGGGCTTCAAGGTCTTGGATTCTACGTTGCAGTTCCCCGACACTCCGCCTATTGTTGACGTTATCTTTACGGGAGACAAACCGCAAATTTCCGGGGAGATAGCCGAGATTGTTGTCAGCCCTATCAAGCTCAAACTCAGGGACATCCCAGTTTTCAAGACTGAGCAGATACTTGAGGAATTCCCTTCGGTCTTTGATCCAAGGCTCGTAGACACGCAAACCCCGTCCACCATAGTGCGCGTATCCTGAATCATTGGGATTGCAGCACCTGTTGATGATCGCAGATATCCGGTTAAGCAGCCGCGTCCTATGGTCATCATCGGGGCAAATATCCGCATAACCCCAAAAATTCTTTCGCGTAGTTCCGCTTTTAGTGTTGGCGCACAGCGCGCATCGCGTGCTGGTGAAATTTCTATACGAGTTATTTGGCACGGAGTATTCTCCGGGGCTGCAATCGCACTGGACAATAAGGCCCGCGGTCCCTCCCCTGACTCCAATAAAATATCCGGTGACGGTAAGTTTCCCGCTGCGGTGGCCAATGCTAGGGATAGGGAATCTCTGTCTTGCGCCAGAAACCCGGCGTCCAACCAACTCGTCCCGCACAACACTCGATGATCCGGAGTCAACCAAATCCCGCAC